AGCGCATTGATCGCCTTGACAACGCAGAACAACCCGCAGTTATCGTCCTGATTGGTCGCGATATATTCATTGGTGGTCGCGCCGGGCAACGCATTGACGTTGCCGCCCGCCGCCCGCCGCTTCCACAGATATTCTTTGGTGTGCGGCTCGCCTTCCCAATTGCCATCGGTGACGGTAATCTTCTCGCCGACAAAGGCGGTCGGCTGGCCGGTCGGCCCCATTGCGTAGGGAATATCGACAATCTCTGGCGGTCGCGTCGGTGGCGGGTCCGTGTCGCGCATGAACCAGAGGCGGCTGGTGTTGAAGGTGGTGGGGAAGATCAACACCCACCCGTCTGCACCCATGTCGTTCAACAAAACAGTCAGCTCGTCATCGTCTGCCGGCAATGTAACTTGGACAATCTTGTATTCAACTGGCTGGTGAACGGCCATTATCGTCGCCTCTTTTTGTTGAGCAACGCGTCACGCAGCTTGCCAATCGGGATCACGTCTTGAGCATCCGGCGATATCTTAGCCAGCGCCGCCGCCGCCTTGTCGAAGCGTGACGCCAGCGCGTCTGCCTTGCCCATCTTAACTGGGACTTCGACGCTGCCACCAGCGCCAGCGCCGCCGCCCGCTTGATCGGGGTCGCCCATGTTCTGGAACCCCTCCGTTTGGGCGTCTTGGATGTCCTGTTCTTGCTCTTCCTTATCAGCTAGGTGCTCTGACAGCTGTTCAAAATCAAACTCCAGCGGCGAGCTAAAGATCACCTTGTTGGTAGCGATGTTATCCGCCGCCCATTCGTACAGTACAAGCTTGTTGGAGCTGTCAAGGATAGGCTCAAACACCTGGATCAACGCGATCACTGCTTTGAGCTTTACATCCTCTAGCTGTGCCAGCTCACTCTCAGGCTCTTCAAGTACGCTCGGCCACTCTGTAGTAAATGAATTGGACCACTTATAGAAAGCCTCGCGATAGGTCATCCCGCCATAGGTCTGCGGGAAATCCTGTTGCATGCTCTCAAAGAAAGCCGGACTCCAGGCTCTATATTGACAAATCTTATCGAAAAACCTGTACAAAGGATCGGTGGTGATCCTAACCCGATCAACATAACGAGCCACCGCCCGCGCGTCCTCTGTACCTTCTCCAAAGCCTTCCACAAACGCTTCTTGTGCCAGTATCTTGATCGGCATGTCCGCCGCCGTCGCAATGTTCTCAAGGATGTTGCGCCGTGCCAACGCATGGGGCCCATCCATATTCTGGAGGTTAAGCGACACCACGTCCTCTTCCGGCGTGATGTTGATTGTATTACCGGTCTCCGCCTCCTTGACCACGTTGCGCTTAAAGGCCGCGCTAGCCTTCATAACCGCATTGGCAATCGACCCAGCCTGTTTGATCTTAGCAACGATCACGCCAACCTTAGTCTCGATCATGTCGTCAGTGATCATAGACTTCAAGTAGGACTTCAGCGGAAAGAACGCCCGCTGATAAACAGACCGGCCCACGAAGCCGAATGCCGATGGGTTCCAGGCAATGTACACCGGGAACTCGTTCTGAACCGTGATCGCCCGCGACCGGTGAAAAGCATTGCCCTGAACCGATATCTCCTGGACCTTCATAAAATCCATAGACATCGGCTGCTGGTTCAACACTAGGCTGCCGCTGGTATTAAGCGGATCATAAATGTTGAAGGCGATATTGGCGTCCGGCAATGACCAGGGGTCCAGCGGCTCAGTTGGCGCGACCCCATCGATCAACAAGGCTAGGGAGCTAATCCCGTAGACCCGCGACATGGCCATGGTCTGGAAGATGTAGGCGTCGGCGTTAATCTCTTCCCACTGCTGCTGAAAGACCTGCGCCACCCGCTCGCCCGGGGAATTGGGAACCGTGACCGCGCGCCCCTCAGACATAGCCAGCTGGAGCGGGCCGCAGACCATCTTGAAGCCCAGCGGATGGTAAAGGAATATGGACTTGCAGACGCTGTAGCTAACCGTGTCGCCCGGGATAATGTCGCCACTGAGGAAGATTTCCTCAAGGCTGTTTCCGAGCGCGGTGCTCTCCAGGTATGAGTTCTTGTCAGGCACGCGGGTTATCCGGCCCCTCTACCGGCTCTTGCTTCTTTGGCGGTGGGTCGGGCGCTCGCTGGGGCAGCGGCGGATTGACCCATTCCTTGGCGGCTGGCGCACCTGCTGTAGCCGCAGCGGCTGTATCAGATTTCAGCGCTGCCTCCAACCCCAATTGATGGGCTGTAATTGCCAGCGCTCTAGCCTGTTTGATATCCTTCGCATCAATCACTGCGGCATGCGCATCCCCAGCAGCGTAAAGCGCCGCCGCCGCAAGGCGATGAAATTCGATTGCCCTTTTGTTGATCGTCATCAGAAGCCCTGATTTCCGCCTAGCCCAATCGATAGCCCATAGCAGTAAGTGTCCAAGAGATCATCGGCCCGCTTGTACCCTTCCTTGTCACCAACCCGAAAGGTAGTGATCTGGGTGATTAGGTGATTCAGCTCTTGTTCCTTGAACAACATGGTCTTGTCGTAGGCTGTGCGCGATACCTTACACCACCCGTTGTAATGGAAGCCTGAGACCGCCATCGCCCGCTCGTCCTTGCCCTTAGCCACCATCTCGCCGTCGATTGGCACGACGGGCCATCCTCGTGCTTCTCCGGCCTGTAAGAGAATGGTGCCTGAGCCTTTATCCTCTATGAAGATGGACCCATAGCCGAAGCGCACGCGAAACAGATGGGTGTATTGCTCTAGCTTACGGAACGCTTGGGGCAGCCACTCAACTAAGAACGCGCCGTCAATCTGAACGATATCCCAGTCGAGAATGATTAGCTGCGGCTCGGGCACGTTCATCAGCGCCCAGTAGATGATCGCTGTACCGTCGTGTTCGCTACCGGACTTAATCGCGGTGTCTACAGTGGCAAAGACGCTGTCGCAGATTTTTGGCCAATCGACCGGCTCGCCATTGACCAGCATCTTGTCGAGGCTGAAGAACGCAACGCCGCGCCAATCGACAAACTCTGCCTCATATTCCTGTAGCCAGACTAGAGGGTGGCTTTTAGCTTGAAGCTCCTCCAGTTCCTCCGGGGGCAGGAATGGGTTGTTGCGGCTAGGGGCGTGGAACTCTGTGAACTGGAATTTAGGCTCATTACATATACGCCAGAAGAACTGACTGGGGTCCACGCCATTCGTGTTCGACGTAACCAGGGCCGCGCCGCGATGATCGACCAGGGTGGGGCGGATAGACCGCTCCCAAACTTCCATGGCATTCCCCTTCGCGAATGCCGCCTCATCGATTACCACTAGATGGTAGTGACGTCCGCGACCGGCGCGGCTATCCTCCATCGTCCAGAAGTCAATCTTGCCCTTGGTGCGGGCGTGTATGTAACCTATCGACTTGTTTGAGTCGATGGTGATTGGGGCAAGTATTTCCTCAAGGTCGCGCATAGGCTCCGTGAGGTACTTGTAGTTGGGGGCGAACCAGCCGACACTCGCGCCCTTGACCACGTAATCGGCAGCAATGGCTTCGTCAAACGTGGTCTTGCCCCAGCGTCGTCCGCAGCGGCCCGCGCGAAAGCGCCCGGGCTGAAAGAAAGCCCTGACCTGATCCTCGTGGAAGGTGGGAATTTCGATGGTCTGAGTGCGGGTATAATCCGGCCCCTCCGGTGGGGGTGGCCCTCTACCCTTGTCCCTTGGAAACTGGATTACCGTCACGGATCAACCGGCTCATCCGCCGGGGTCTTTGGCTTGATCGGCTTCTTCATTGGTGTTGGTTCAATCACTGTTGCTTTAGCATCAATGATCGGACCCTCTCTGCCCGGCATTATGGTTGGCGCGCCGGGTAGCGCGGGTAAGCCGCCCTTGATCTCAAACCGCTCGCCGCCCGGGCTAACCGCCGCGATAGCTACAAGCCTTGGGTGAACATACTGCGCCGCGTTCTGCGCCGCTGTCAAACGCATCCCTAACGGAACGCCGGGATGGCGATACATGGCCGTGAGAAAGTCTAGGGGTGATGCATCCGGCTTCAGCCGGAGATCGATGACCAGTGGAGGACCACTGTCGCCGTCGGCCATAATCGACCCAGTGGTTCGGGCGCGACAGTATTGACGCAATAGCCCACCGTCCTGGATAATCATTTCCAGGCTCCGCCAGGCAACGGGTGCCGGAACGAATCCGCACCTCGGCTCTTACCCAACGGCGAAGTTAGCTGGCCAGCTCCAGAAGGTCAATCCCCACTTCCAATGAGCAATTAGGTAGGTCCACTCGACACTTACGCTTTGGATGAATAAACTGTTGAACCACGCCGCGCAGATCAGCAAAAGGCCCGCTCTTAACCAGTACGCAATCGCCAACCATAAATCTAATGTCGTCGCCCTCATGCCTCTGATCAAACTCCCCGCCCGCTTCGCGTGCTGCCAATCGGTCAATATCCTTATCACTTACGTAGACAAACTCATTTTCTTGATTTCGGACAGTCCATATATTCCTTGACACAGAGCACATTATTGAATAATCGGCCCAAACATCATCAATCCAAATAAATAAGTACCTAGAAAACAATGGATAACGAACGGCGCGGGGTTTTCGAGTATGGCGCGGATAGACCAAAAGACGGCGCGATGGTACATAGGCACCCAATGAACTGCTGATCAGCCGATCACGTATCTGGTACTCTTGTTGGGCTAGCGTCCGCGCAAGTAACCACGCCATCAGCTTGCCCTCGCCAAGTCCAGTCTAGTCGATGGCGATGACCTGAGCAGCCCTTCCACCCATTCCCAATCCCAGCTAGCGGGGCCTTGCGTCTCAGTCTGGTATGCGAAGCCGAATGGTCGCAAGCCTTCATGAGACAGCTGCAAGACATGTCGGCCCGGGATCATCCAGAGCTGATCCTCGCCCGCAAACTTCTTGGCACTGGGCTTACGGCGCACAGCCACCCAGACCCGCCCGCCATAGCGTGCACGCCGGTCTATCCACGCGGGTTGAAACGGCTCAAACGTCACCTTCCACTCAGTGACCCGCTTGAACTCTATCCAGCCTTGAACCCCGTCAGGGGTGATGAACTCTGAATCTGGAACACCGGGGACCGTGAACGTCTCGATGGATGTCCACTGCCACCCTGGAAACCGTTTGCGGAACTCAGCCCTTAAACCGCCATCACGCACACCGGTTGCCTCCCAAGCCTGGGGGTATAGCGTGATTGTGTGATGGCGGCAAGGTTCCCGCGCTGCCAGCCTCCCTTCCGACAGCGCGGGAGATCAGCGAGGGAACCCCCTCCGCTGACTTTCTGTATCAGGGCTGTACAGCCCTACAGGCGGCTGCTTCTAGGCAGCCTTACGCGCCGCTCGCTTGGCAGCGCGCTCAGCCTTAGCGGCTTCAGCTTTAGCGGCTTCAACCTTAGCGGCGCGCTTAGCCGCGCGCTCAGCCTTGGCCTCTTCCTTCGCCTTCGCGGCTAGGCGCGCACGCACAGCCACCGACTGCGCTTCACGCGCGCCCGGGCGGTCCCAGCGGATGTTGATGCGCCTCCGTGCTTCCTCTGAATCGAGTGTAGCAGGGCCACGACGCTTGATCTCAGCTTTAGGTGCCCCCTTTAGCTTGGTGTTGGTTTTCACTTTATCATACTCCTGTTTCAACCCAGTACGGTACAGGGGCCACGGTGTACCAGGGTCTATTGAAATATAGCGTAACATAGCCAAAAGTAAAGGGCCAGAGCGTTTCATCGCTCTGGCCCCTTGTTTGGCCTCAGTAGTGGAGGGTGGCTTACGCCGCTTTGGCGTATTCCTTCCAGTCGTCCTCCGACAGCATCATGATCGTTCCACCGGCCTTCTCGTAGTCAGTGGCGGTATCGTAGGAGGCTTCATCCTCCGCCGTCCGCGTGATCGCGTTGGCCAGACCATACTGGGTCAGTGAGCCGCCCTCGATCAGATGGCGCAACACAGAGGCGCGGCTGTCCTTGTTCATGGAGAACCGCTCAGCCACCAGCTCAATAACCGCCGCCGGGTCCGCTTCGATTTTGCGCTTGGAGCTGCCCGCGATCTCAGCGGCCATAGCGCCGAACCGTTCCTCATTGAAGGCGTTCCTGACCACATCGACCATGGTCATATAGACCGCCTTGTCGCTGGCCTTGCGCGTTTCGTCGGTGAGCAGCCGCTCGATGTCCTCACCGGCGTCCGATTTGCCGATGTGCCACTTGCGCATACCCTTGCCCGACATCCAGGCCAGGTTGGTACACATCTTAGTCAGTGTGCCAATTTCAATCGATAGCGCGCCCAGGCCCACTTCGCTGTTGCTGATCTGCAGCGCGGGCGAAAGACAATCGAAGAACTCGTGGGTGCCGTCGCCCAGCGCCTTACCCGTGGGCACTTTCGCCTCAATGTTCTGATCCACCGCCTTGATGTAAAGGCGACGCTCAGTGATCTCCGCCGATATGATGTTGAGGTTGAGCTCGGTCAAGACCGGCAGAACCACTTCAGCCAGATCGACATTGTCGAACCGCCGATAGCTGTCGGAGAGATAGGCCCGCGCGCCGCCGTCGAGCGTGCGCACAATGCACTTGGCGGGTTCCTCCTTCCACCACGTGTTCACGTTGGAGCGCAGCAGCTCCGGATTGTCGGTGCGCATCCGCCGGTAATACGCACCCGGAATTTTGAGCCGCTCCGCAATCTGGCTGTGAGCCAGGTCTTGAACCGGAAAGTGATGCTCACCGAACACCAGCTGCAATTCTGGGTCCAACTCCATAAGCTGTGTGGGGACTTGAAAGTCCCGCTTGACTCGATGCTGGCGCTCAATCTCAGCCGCCAGGTCAACAAGTGACTTACCCTTTTTCATGACTGTTCTCCAAACCGGTCCCCGATTGGGCCGGTAGGAGTAACATAGGGGGCTGACCCAATACAAGTCAACCCCCAAGTTACAGTCACCCCAAGATAATTCTACTCAGCGGCAACATCAATCTCGGGCTTGGGCTCCCCTCTCAAATCATCCATCACAAGATGGATGATGTCGTGAATCAAAGCCCTGACCTCACTCTCGTACTCCTTGAACACCTTCTCCGCCTCTTCGACCACTAGCTTGGATATCTCCTCATGGAGCGTTTCGCTTATATCGGCGTGAATGCACTCCAAGATTACATTGGGATCAGTCATCACTTTTCCTCCTGTTTGCGCGCTCTGTTGCACGACGCAACAGCTCACTAATCCGGTCGCCATCGGTGAGATGACGATACCCGATATGCCAGCCGCCGCAATACCGACAGCGATAGGCGTAAACGCGCGGGGCCGTCTTCCCCGCGCCCTGTAGGCTCTGAATATGCTTCGCGGCAGTTCTGCGGCTGGTATGCCGCACCTTGCCGCTCGTCGGACATTTCACCCTCCTGCCTTGGGTCGCAACGACATTAACCGCTCTAGCCGCGAGTTCATCTCGCCCAGCTGTTGGGCAAAAGACTGTTCTAGGCTCTTTAGTGACTGATGGTAAAGTTCACCCATAGCCTTGAGATCAGCGCGAAACTGAGCAATCTGCGGGTCTTCCGCCAGTTCACCATAGCCCTCGCGCCGATACTTGGTAACGAACTCCAGCGAAGCTTGTGACTCCTTAGCCACCCGGGCGTCATCCCATCCCGGCTCATAGAGCCGCTTGGTGCTATTGAAGTGATCGTTGAGCAAGGTGATTACCTGGCGCACGATCTTGGGGTCCGGCCCAATTGGGGGTACTACACTCACTGACTCTACTCCTTGAACTGGTGCTGGTGGCGGGGTTGGTTCGTGTTTCATCTCTTCCTCCTTTCTAAGTTGGCGTTGACGTTCTTTGGCTTCACGGGCATGCGTAGTGGAGCAGTACTGCGCCACCTTACGGTCGAAGACCCAGCCGTGTTTGGTGAAGTGGTTGACCAACCAATTGGAGTCGTTTACTGAGGCGTTAAAAACGCTCTTTTCTGTACCGCACTCAGTACACTTAACAATCCAGTGGGATTTACCGTGGCCGTCAACTTGGCTGCGAATACCATACTGCGCCGCTGCTGACTCAACCAACAGCTTAGCGTGTTGTCCTGTGGCTTTCATTCTTCCTCCTTTCCAGTTACTGTACCAACCGAAATGTTCCATCAGGCATCCTCTCCAGTTTGCGGGTTGACACTAGCGAGCTAAGGGCGCGCTTTACAGTCACAAACTTGAGCCCCATGCCCTCACAGTGCTTCACAATATTCCTGCGCGAAACATCGCCAGACATGCTCTTCACAAACGCCATAATCACGCCAGGAGAGGTTAACCCATCTGGTAACACAACGCGAGTATGGCGAACGCGCGGGGGTACAGACTCAAAGGCCGATACCCCGTTGGCCAACTGCCAATACCCCGCTTTAGGTCTG